TCATGGTGCTATTGCCAAGTTCTCATGGTCCGAAATGTAACTTGCGGCCTTTGGTCCCGTCAAATTACCAGCATCTTTGGGGTTAACGCCAACGGATTCTCCCCGCACGGACTTGGCAACTTGTCCAGCAAGTGCTGCCTGCATATTGATGTTCTGGAAATTCCCACCCCAGATCGCGGCATCACCTGGGCGAGATTCTTTGACTTCAGGTTCGCCAGGGATTTGGTGCTGATGGTAACCGGATTGGGTGTCTCCAGAGCGGGTGGACTTGATATCTGACATCTGGAAGTCTTGGGCAAGACCTTTGAGGTTACGGTCTGCCTGTTTTGTTTTATCTGATTTGATTGCAACTGGTTTTAGAAAAACCATATTCAATTCTGCTGTACAAAATTTGATAGGGCATTCAGGCTCATAAGATTCGAAGAGGCCGTGAGAAGCGCAAAGATAGTCGTGAAGTACGCTCATGATTTGTCCAAAGTAGGATAAGAATAATCGTGACGATTACGGGGGCCGATAGATAATTTAAATCCGTCAGGGGAGTTCACGATCCCCATGTGCGGGAAGATAGCAGGTTCTGGTGTCTTGCGATAGTCAACGTAGGTAGTCTTGTCTTTCCTCCTCATGATCTTGACCCGACCGTCTACCCAAGCCTTGTAGGCAGAAGACACCCGGCGCTGGGTGGTCTCGGACATGGGTGTGATCTCGTAGATGAAAACGTCATGCAAGAGGTCTTTGGAGATGCCGCAGAGGTCAGCAAATCTCTGGATGGAGATCCCACGTTCTTTGTCTCGCAGGAGTTTGCCAACCAGAATCTTGAGTTCTTCTTTAGGAAATACGGTATTCAAACTTGTAGCCCTTGTCTTGCAAGAACATCAGGAAGTCTAGTTCCCCAAAAACGTTATCGCACTCTTCTACCGTGCTTTTGATGACGATGGATTTATGCCCCACCAATTTTCTGCTGGGTGCGTGATGACCAACCAAACGCTCCAGGTCAATATCATCGTGTAGGCCTGGACCCATGTACTCAATTGAGAAGTGTTTGGCAATGTTTAACGGCGCAAACCGCACACCGACAGATTCCAGTTGAGGTCTGAGCAATCCGGAGAGTTGAACATCTTCGTTGATGAACGGTTGTTGTCCGTACAACTTGTGAACGATGCCGTGCTTGGCAGGAGCCTCTAGGAACTTGCGGGACCGGAGCGAGAACCCGCCGTTCTGCACAACGATGGGATCTTTCACTTGGGTCCACGAGAAGTGGAACATGGCTTGGTCACCCAAGATGCCCATGTGAGTAGGTGCGCCCACATAGTCGTACTCGTAGTACTCACCCGTGAAGTTCTCACCGTTGATGACCCAGCCATCGTCTTGTACTACCAAGCAGTACTCCGTGTCAATGTAGGCGTGTAGGCAGTACATACAGAACATCGAATATTGGAAGTAGTCCAAGTGTTCTGTTTGTTTCCAAGCAATATGGTCTGGCAAGGAAGGAGGTCTTTCCAAGGAAATGAGTAGACCTCTGCTACCCGGCAATTGGGTCAGGCTCTCTACAAGACTTGGGATAGCGGCAGCACCATCAGTGTGGCCGTGGATAGATACGATTGTGAGGTCAGTGTGTAGAGCCACCGTACATCCCGATTTTCTTGAGGTAGTCAGATACGTTGCGTCCAGCAGCGAGTTGCTCTGGCGTCTGGTTCTCTTGGGCATGAGAGATTTCTTTCGTCAGTCTCATGGCAATCAATCGAGGTTGAACCTGCTCGGCATAGGCAACAGCAGCGAGCGCACTGGCAATAACTCTATCATCCTTGCCGCGCCCAGGCGCACCGATAAACCCGCCCTCACGAACGATGCCCTTCATCTCGTCTAGCAAGTCCATAGACTTGATCTCCATCAGCCCACGCTCGAAATAATCCTTCATGTAGGTCAGCATCCGTTCCTTGGTCTGACTCGTAGTCAGGAATCCAATAGAGTTGGATAACCCGGACATCGTATCGTTACGACGCCAGATGTAGTTCTGCATGGATCCCAGCACATCCATGATGCCGTGACCGGCAGTACCCTGTGCAGCAGCAAGACGCTTGAGGTTACGCATCTCGTTGATGACCGCCTGACCGGGACCGTTGACTTCCAAGTTTAGAGTTGAGTTCTTGTACGCACCGGCAAGGTGAGCAATAACCCACGCAAACTGGTAGGTGTTCATCTCGCTCGTCGCAAACTCTGCCACCTGCTCCATGCCATTCGCATAGACGCGGAACACTTGGATAGAGAATCGGTCTGCCCAGTCAGATGATCCATAAGCAGGATCAGCACCAATGACGTAGTAGGCCGTGTCAATAGGCTGTTCCCAGATCTTGAGAGTTCCCAACTTCTCTGTGGACTTCAAGACATCTGTGTCTTGGAACATTGCACCGAAAGCGTAGCGGAAACATTCCGGATGTAGTTGCCGAGACTTCTTGGCAGCGTCAGTACACCGGGAGTTTGAGAAGAAGCTCGTACCAGTCATCACGAATGCGTAGTCTTCCGTAGGAGGAAACTCCTGGTACATCAGCGCATCGTCCTTGATCCCCTCGTGCAGCTTCCATCTCCACCACGCCATCTGCCTGCTGTTGATTTCCACCCCGTATAACTTCTTGATGTCCTTCACCCACTCTTTCTCTTCCCCAGTTAACTTGCCATCCCAATAAACTTTATAGACATTAGTCTCTGCTTCTACAGAATAAAGTTCATTTCTCCACCAACCACAGAATATAGCCCTCTGAGTTCTAGCCTTCTTGGCAGTCACATACATATCGTGGAACATATTAAACCCACGAGCAGTACTCTCAAATAAATACAATCTTTGAGGATTGGTCTCGGCAAGAGAAGCCAAGAGAGACGCTAGTCCCTCCTCATCTCCCCAACTGGATGTCTCGGTACCATGCAGGTACGTTATCGCCTTACCGCGCCCCAGAGACCCCTTAGAACGCAATCCAGCCACCTGATAAAACAACCGACTGCGGTTCTTCAACGAGATGTGGTTTCTGTTGTGAGCAATAACAGGAACTTTATATTCTCTGGGTAACCCATCTATATACATAGACAAGGTACTACGGAACATATCCCTGTTCTCTTCTGTATCTGTCGTTAATGTACCCTGTAGTCCAGGATGTACAAAATGCCAGTAAAGATCTAACGCCAAAGAGATTGTAGTTATCCCTAACTGCCTACCCTTTAATATCACAAAGAAATGAATGTCATCCTGTAGACCCCTAGCTATCTCATCCATAATATATGTCTGAGTACCTAATAACCTATCCATCTTCCTGAGACCATGTTCTTTAGTCTCAATCTTTAACTCACTACAGAACTTGTAAAACTGATCTAGATTAAATGACATGGATTTTTCTTGGGGGGGAGAAGCGTTGGGTGCACGCACACACGGGGGTCAAGACCCACCTCATGGCGCCACGGGATGCGCGGATGGTAGCACGTGATCGGGTTGGCGTCCCATCCCATGCCGGGTAGCGGGAGGGGAGAGGGCATGGATCGGCAGGCAGGGTAGAGCGTAGAGCGTGATGCAAGGGGAGAGGGGGCAGACCCATCGGTAGAACGGGAGATGTTGCCCACTCACTCTACTGTCCCGGTAGCTGGTGCCAGTAGAACCTATAGGACACTCACTACTGTATCTATAGTATAGATAGGGAACCCTATACAGGTAGTACAGGTAGTACCTGTAGTACTGTACATCTGTACATTAGGGTTTCCTCTAGTATAGAAAACAAAAAAAAAGAGAAAATAGTTCACACAAGAGGATTATGTTGTGAGACTATCTATCTAACGGTTCACGGTGAACCGGTTAACAAAAAGAGGACAGCATGAGAGATTTAAGCGGAACAGCAGTAGTGGTTATCTGCGTAGGGTTCACAGCATTGTGTGTAGCTAACTGGTATTTCTACACAGCAGCACTGCTAGGCTGGTAAAACAGTTTCAGATACTACCGATTGGCAACAGTCGGTAGTGTCGGACACTGTTCCGATATCTCATAACATCATATCAAGAGGACAACATGGCTAAACCTAAACTGACAGTAGTCGAATCATCCATCCGGATCAGCGTGACATCCAAGCTTGACGGGATCCGATCATGGAGTCTGCAAGCTTTAGAAACCTGTCCGGGTTCTATCGGACCGGACGGCCAGCTAGTGGCGGCCTGTAGTGGATGCTATGCAACGACAGGGAATTACAGGTTCTCTAACGTTCGTGCTCCACGGGAACAGAACCGGGAGGACTGGAAACGTAGCGCATGGGTTAGCGATATGGTCGCAGCACTAGACTCTGACCGCTACTTCCGGTGGTTTGACAGTGGCGATATGTACGATATCCGACTTGCTCGTAAGATTCTCGTTGTCATGGAATCCACGCCATGGGTATCACACTGGCTTCCGACTCGCATGGCCAAGTTTCCTAAATTCAAGTCTGTACTGGCATCGATGCAATCTCTACCGAACGTCATGGTGAGATTCAGTAGCGACAGCGTGCTAGGTGAATACGATTCACGTCATGGGTCCGTGATCGTGCCAGACTCTGCCAGCGTGCCAGCCGGTGCGACACTGTGTCGTGCGTATGAGAATTCTGGCAAGTGTAACGGTTGTCGTGCGTGCTACGACAAGGATGTCGCTGTGATCGCCTACCCGGCACATGGTAAGACCATGGGTAAAGTTATCAGGATCGCACTGGCAGCATAACCTCTTGACGGGGTGATAATCTCACCCCATAATCTGTAAACCTTATCTTATCGGAGCATATTATGAAAGCATTCTTGATCGTTGAAGGTAACGACGCTCGCACTGCTGAGTGGTTTTTCGCCTACGCTGGCTGGCAAGCTCTTGATGCTGCCAAGTCTGCTGGCTTCAACGAGCTTATCGGGTTCTCCATCGTGAAGACGCTGGACGCATCCGAGGTTTCTTTCCCGGCATAACTAGTAGTTGACAGGGGAGATTATCTCCCCTAACATTCTCTCACTATCTTATTTTATCGGAGTCTACAATCATGATCATGACAGCAAAATACCCTGGCAAGTGTAGCAAAACCGGACGGGATATCCTCCCTGGTGATCGGATTATCTACAACCGGATGAACCGTAAAGCCGTACTGGTTAGCGGTACTCGCACTGCCACCTTCAGCGCTAACGGTGTGTCGACCACCGTATACCGTAACGCTCGCGGGCTGTGCGAAGACGCCCCATGCTGTGGATGCTGTACCGGATGAACCCCACTGTCGATCAACTGTTGGATCTGCTACTGGATGGCGATCCGGTGGCCTGGGAAATCTCCCGCACCCCCGACGGTCTACGGATTGTCGGGAGGATGAAAAACGGAGAAACCCGACACTTGGCGACTGTCCCCATATCAGACCCTACAAACGATTCTGAACCCTACCATGTAGGGTAGCCTACCCTGAACCCTTTTCGCCTCACTGAGAGGCTTCTATCGCCCCTTTTGGGGCATCATTGGAGTGTGTGTGATGTACTACGAAGAAATCCAAGCCAAAATCGCGGATCTGCAGGCCCAGGCCGAGCGTGTCAAGCGTGAGGAAAAGCAACAAGCTATCGATGCAGCTCGTGCCATGATCGCCAGCTACGGGATCACCGCTAAGGACTTGGGACTCGACAAGTCCCCCAAGTTGAAAGCTGGACCCAAACCTGGTGGGAAGATCCCGGCCAAGTATCGAGACCCTGCTAGTGGCGCCACATGGTCAGGTAGGGGTAAGACCCCCAGGTGGATCAACGGTGCTACTGACCGTTCCGTGTACGCTATCTAATCTCACCGGGGGATTGTGAGTCCCCCATCTATATCTGGAGTAATCGTATGGTTAATCTTATCTTTCAATTTATCTTTATCGGTCTATTTTGTGGAGGCATCATAGGTGCTGTAGTAGGTGAACCATACCTTATGGGATCATGTTTATTGGGTGCACTAGGTTGTATGATGATCATTATGTCAAGGGAATCCAATGATTATTAACGGTAAGATAGTCAAGGATTGGGATAAGTCCCAGATCAGTACAGGATATATACCCCCCAATAGGTTCCGTATTATCACTTGGGACATGGGTAGGTTCCAGTCCTGGTTGTTAGGTCAGAAACCCCTGTCGCGTAATCTAATAGAGAAGGTGATCAGATGACACGAGAAGACATCATCCGCATGGCGCGGGAGGCTGGGCTTGAGATATATCTTGCGCCCAATTGGGATTTACTTGAGCAACTTGAACGCTACGCTTACCTTGTCGCCGCGCATGAGCGGGAAGAGTGCGCCAAAGTTTGTGATGTGTTGGCTGTTGATCCAGAGTACGCATCGCAAATAACCAAACTAGCAGCAATGGCTATCAGAGGAAGGAAATAGAAATGAATGATTTCGAGTTGATGCAGTACTGGAGAGCTGTTAAACAGCCCCAGAGAGAGGTAGAGCAGAGAGTCCTAACGTTCGGTCATGCTGTCTACCAGCAGGCCTACAAGGAGGCCAGAGAGGAGCTGCGACACTCTTTCTACTCTGGTATGTCCAGAGGTCACGATGACTGCAAGCCTGCCATGCAGAAGGCCCTATCGGCTATGGAGAGCGCGTACTACATTCTCAAGATCCAACCTGTTACCCCATCACAAGAGGCCGATACCCTGGCTCTTGCTATTCAATCCGTCAACGATGCACTGGAGAAATTAGGATGACTGCTGCTAAAGAATCCCGCGAGAAAGTATTACAGCCCTGTTTCTATCTGGGTCATGCTATGTATGTCCCGCATATGTTGAAGCCCGGAATGTGGGTATCTTACGGTGGCAAGATGAAAACCTTGCAAGAGTTGATTGTCTTAAAAGCCAAGGTGTCGTATGAGCAACTCTTCCCCCAGCCAGCCCCGTATGACTGGATCTCTAACATCAGAGTGGGATGATATGGAAAAGAAACGTTACTACCCCAAATGTTTCCAGGACAGTAAACAGTTCCAAGGTTGGGTGAGCTACGCTCGGCAGGCTCATCCAGCCCCAGCTCATTCTTACTGCGAAGACTGTACTCCTGAGTACCAGGCAAAAATGATCATGGAAAAGAGATGCCAGTACCCCGGCACACTCTTCCACAAGTCCGGTAGCGACTTGAAAGGCACGGCATCAGATGGTGACTGGATAGGACGCAGGTCAGCCCTGGAAGTGGCGAAGGTCAGATCGCTGACAGGAGCCTATATGCGTAAGCCAAAACTGGTATAGTGTCTCTGTTCGCTGTTGTCTCCTCTCGGTCTGCGAGACCGTTAAGCCCAGTCCTTGCACTGGGTTTTTTTTTGTGTTAGGGTTTACCCCGTTGCCGTGGAACGCGACAGAGAAGACTTACTCATGCATCTTCCCCGCCGTTGGGGGTTCCACAGGATGCAGCAGTAAGTCTTTTTTTTGGTCCATGCAACCGCCCATGTGTCGGGGTAAACACGGCAGGCATGGGGGATAGCCGGTACTGTGGGGAAGCTCTGAGAGACCGGACAGGGTGGCGAAGATAGTGCCCTGGAGCGAACGACTGTCGGGTAT